TCGCGGACCTGCTGCTGAAAGTTCGGGCTGTTGACGGTTGGGATGTCCTTGCGGCGGTCAACCATCGCGCAGCTCCTCGAGCGAGTGCGCGAGCGATACGCCCTGGACCGCGCCGGTGGTCTCCACCTCGACCTGCGTCGTGAAGGTCCGGAAGCCGCTGGGCAGCCGCACGGGCTCCGTGCTGGGCACGCTGACGTCGGCCACCTGGCCGGTGTCGGCGAAGACCCTCAGCGCCACCGGATAGGCGTCGGCGATGACCTTGGCGCAGGTGAAGCCCGGCACGGGCGCGAGGTGGTCGAAGACCTTGCTGCGGAAGCGCGCCGACAGCGCGGCGCCGGCGTCCCAGCGCTGCACGCTGGTGCCGTTCAGGATGAACATCGCGTCCTGCAGGTCGTCGACGTAGACCGCGTCGGCGCCGATGTCGGAGAAGAAGATGCCGTCCGGGTAGGACGGGTCGACCATGAACGAGCGCTTCACACCCGCCGACGTGTAGAAGCCGTAGTACCTCCCCTCGAAGAAGGCGCCGATGATGGTGGACGGCTGCAGCGTCTGCCAGTCGTCGCGGGTCAGCGACTGAGCCGTGAGCAAGCGCGGCCCCGCCGCGCCGAGGTAGGCGAGCCCATCTGGAGAGGCCCAGGCGACACCGTGGCCGACGCTCACCATCGACGCCGCGGAGACACAGGCCTGAAGGAACTCGACGGGCTGCTCGTCCATGCTGTCCGGTGCGCCGCCCGTGCACACCACAGGTCTCCCGTTCGTCCCGACCACCAGCGTCTGGCCGAAGGCGGCCAGCGCGATCGGCGTCACGTCGGACGGGGTCAGGCCGTACTGCATCGGCCAGGCGGACGGCGTGAAGGGCTCGCAGAACCTGATCTCCTGCCCGGAGATGCCGGCGAGCATGCCGTTCCACAGTGGGGTCAGCGAATGCAGGGGCGGCTCGGTGATGTTCAGCGCCCCGCCCTGCGGCACGCCAGGTGCCGGCACCCAGGTCAGTGACGGCAGCACCTCACCGAGCTTGCGGTTGTCATCGGTGGTAGTCGTCGCGGTGGAGACGATCTCGCGCAAGAAGAACAGCGAGGTGCTGCCCGAGCTGCCAGTCTCGGTGCGATAGACCCGGATCCGGTTGATGCCGTAGCTGCCGGCCGGAGGCGCCGAAAGTGCACTCAGCGTCACGGTGTCGTCGGCCTTGCAAGTGATCGTCGCGCCAGGAGACGGCCACCCTTCCTCGCCGATGTCGTTGACGTAGGTGTAGGCGTAAGTCCGGGTCTCCAGCTCGGTGCTGGTGCCACCGGCGGCGGCAAGCGTCGGCGCCGCGGCCGGCGCCGGCAGGCCCAGCGCGCGCCAGGCGGTTGGCGGCGATGCGCCCAGCGCCATCGTGGTGTCCGTCCACTTCGGGAAGCCGTCACCGGTGTAGTAGGTCCGCTCGCCGTTGTCCGCGGTGTTGAAGCCGCGCACCACGCTGGTGGGCGTCGGCCAGCTCAGCCAGTAGTCCGTGTCGCTGATGACGTCGCGGCCCATGCGGTAGATCGATTGCCGACCCGCCGGTACCGTCGCGCGCGTCACCGGCGCGCGCAGCGGCCGCAGGTCACCGCGGCCGGGCTTCTGGTTCTGCGAAACGGTCCCGATGGGATCCGGCAGCAGCTTTGGGTGCGGCGCCATCGCGGCGCCCGCGAAGTTGGCGAGGCGGATGCGGGCCATTCACTGCACCGCCTTGCAGCGCTGATGCCGCTCGAGCTGACGCGTCCAGACGCCCATGCAGACCCTGTTCCCCGGCGCCGAGCAGTCGAAGCGCCAGCGCACTGGTCGGCCGGCGGAATCGCGACCGGCGATTTCCCATCCGTCGTGCGGCGTCGCCGAGGTCATGTACCGGAACTGCAGCAGCGCGTCGCAGGCCTCGTCGTAGCGGCCAGCGTTGAGCAGCGGCGCCAGGCGACGGCAGGTCGTGCCCATGCCGTACTGGTAGCTGAAGTCCAGGTAGAGGTCGTATTCCTCCTGGTGCAGCGGCGCTGTGACGCAGCGCTTGAAGCCGGCCTCGGCGGTCTGCGTGTAGGCCAGCGTCCGCTGCAGCGCGCGCACCGGCGTCGTCCGGTCGCCGAGCTGGACCTTGGAGCCGTCCTCGCGCGTGGTCGAGCCGAAGCCGAGCGTGGGGACGTCACCCTTGACCGGGATCACTGCGGTGTCGGTGTAGCCCTCCTTCGTCGCGAGCCCCACCAGCGCGACCGCGCTGAGGGACAAAGAGCCGATGGCGATCCGGATCTTGCTCATTCGTCCAGCTCCATGGGCTTGGACTCCGTCGCGCGCCCGGTCTTGCGCTTGAGCTTCTGGCCCCACGCTGATTCCTCGCGCCACCACTTCCGCAGCAGGTACACGATCTGCAGCACGACGAGCAGCCCGGATAGCACGGCGGCCCAGTTGATGGAATGCCACCACGACGCCGTGGCCAGCGCGAGCCCGCCCGCTGGTGTCGTGCGGATCGCCAGCTCGGTCGCGATGTCTTTGATCTCGGGCTTCATGGGACCTCTCAGCCGGGCTGTCCCGGGTTGCTGGTGTTGGGCGCGACGGTCAGCGACGCGCTGACCTCGATGCCCAGGGTGTTGGCGAATGCGCCGTAATGGGCCTGCGCGCGGGAGCCATTCCCGGCGAACTCCGAGGCCTTGCTGTAGGCCCTGTAGAGGACGTAATCGACCAGTGCGGACTGGTAGATGTCGGCGACGGCGATGCTGCCGACGACGTTGTTCCAGGTCTGGCCCGGAGCCGGCACCACGATGTCGATCGGGTACAGCGAGACCAGCGCGTCCACCGACGCGCCGGCGGCCGCAGGCGGGTAGACCTCGAACGCGCGCGGCGCCCGGGGGTCGTGCATGAAGTGCTTGATGTCGGTCACACCGGCGCTCTGGCGCCAGGTCGGCTCGAGTTCGTCGAGCTCTCTGCGCTCGGTCTGGCGGACCGGGCCACCGGCGGTGTTGCACGGGATGTCCAGCAGCTTCACAGCGGTGGCTGGCAGCTGCTGACGGAATCCGGGAACGAGAGCCACCGCCACGGTGGTCGCCGTGGCGTCTGGTCGCTGGATGACGATCTCGCGCTGCCCGTCGTTGAGCCAGCGCACCAGCTCGTCGATCTGCCAGGCAACGGAGCTGACGTCGACGAGGACGTCGACGACGCGGCGGATGACGTCTTTCGCCAGCGCCATGTCAGCACCACTGCGGCCGCATGCGCGGCGTCGTGTTCGTGAAGTCGCGGTAGGCCTGCCCCTTCGCCATGCCGACCGCAGCTTCGAACTCGCCGGCGGCCACGCCCGCCAGATCCGGGTTGTAGTACGCGGCCTTCGGATTCATGAGCAGGCGCCGCTTCGCGCCCGCGACCAGGGCGTCGCGGTGTTGGACCGCCATGTCGTCAGAGATGCCCGTGGCTGTGTCGCCGGGCTTCAGCGAGACGCGGAACTGAAGCTTCGCGCCGCCACCGTAGTCAGCGGCCAGCAGCACATTGACGCGGTCACGCGATGCGACGCCGCTGGCTTGGCCAGGATGCAGCTCTGGATCCGCCTCGAAGCAGTCGAACGACAGGATGTCGATCGGCTTGCCGTTGAGCGTGGCGCGCTCAATGCGCTCCACGACGGCGCCGGCGGGAAGCGGGAGCGCGTAGCTCCGCTGACCAGCGATGGTCGTGACCTCAGGGAGCCACAGGCGCCAGGCCCGGGTCCTCTTGAAGAACTCCTGCGCGGCGAGCCGCACCGCACGCGCGACGGTCGGCTCGGCCGCCCCGGTGACATGGGGCAGCAGGTCCGGCAGGAAGTACGACCACAGGGCCATGGCAGGTCTCAGCTGCGACGACGCGACGGACGCGTGGCAGCGTCGACCACGGCGGCCGGCGCGGCGCCCTCAACGGGCGCGGCGTCCTCATCGCCTTCATCGTCGGGCTCGTCCTGGCCTTCGCCAGGCGGCGAGCCTTCGGGCGTGTGACCGATCGAGTCCCGCGCCGAGTCGTTGCCGTCCGAGGCGACGCCCACCAGCGTGGAGGCCTCTTGGTAGTCGGCGGGGTCCGTCGGCACGAAGTCCTCAGACTTCAGCAACTGCGCGACCAGAGCGGCATCCGTGACGTCCGCGACGAGGTCGCCCTGGCTGTCCGCCTTGAAAACGAACTGGTCGCCCGTGGCGTTGCGCACGATGACGTTGCCGTCACGGCGCGGCTTGATCGTGGTCATGAGCTGCATGGTGTGGGGTCCTTCGATCGGTAGAGGGAGGGGGAAGCCAGCGGCCTCCCCCGGGTCGCGAGTCGACCGGGTGGTCAGGCTCAGGCGGCGCGGTAGGTCAGCGTGATGCCGAGCTGGCCGGACGCCGGCGTGGTCGGGGCAGTCGTCACCTTCAGGCCGACGCGCCGATCGACCGCGGACGGCTGCACCTTGGACAGGTTGTTGCCAGTGCGCACCAGGTGCTTGTCGAAGGCCGTTGCCACCGCGGCGCCGGTATCCCCCCAGGCGCCGCCGCCGTCGGCAGCTGCGGTGGACAGGTTGGCGCTGGCGCCGTCCCAGATGCCGACCTGGTAGACACCAGCACCGGCGCCCGTATCGACGTCATCACCATCGACGCGCACCTCGACCGGGATACAGCCCGCCGGCAGGATGCCGACCTGGCCGATGGTGTTGAGCGCGAGATCGCCAGCCGTCATGTCGATGGCGAAGCGCTGCGTGACCAGCTCGATGCCGGCCGGCGTGGGCACCGGCTTGCGGCCGGTGATGAAGTCGTTGCTGTTGGTGAAGGCCACGTTGATCTCCTAGAAGGTTGAGCCCTGTTGAAGACCGACCGCCGAAGCGGCCGGTGTCCGATCAGCGGTTGGCGGCCGCCGTGTCCAGCGCGAAGACGCCGAAGTCCTGGTCGCCCAGGCCGTCCACGGTGAAGCGGACCTTCTTGGTGCCGAAGATCGAGGACGTGGTGATCACCACCTTGTCGCCGTTGTCACGGGTCTCTTCGTTCCACGTGTAGCGCATGTTGGTACCCGGGGAACCGAACGCGGCGACACCCGCCTGCGAGCCCAGGAACAGCGCGCGCGCGGCCTCCACGTTGCCACCCGCGCCAGCGGTGTTGAAGCGAATGACGTTGCGGTGCGAGTGCAGGATGCAGCCGCGGTACATGCCCAGCGAGCCACGGAACAGCGGGCTGTTGCGGCCCTCCGCGCTGGCCGCCGCCTTCTGGATGTCCATCCACTGGCCGGTCGCGGTGTTGGCGCGGAGGTCGTCCTCCTGGAACGTGTGCATCACGCACACGAAGGTCTCGTTGCCATCGATCTTGCAGGGCTGAAGGACCGGGATGCCGGTGGCGCCGCCACCCTGGCTGTCCGCCTTCGTCTTGGCGCGATCGATCAGGCGCAGGTCGAACTTGTCCGTCGCGTCGATGTTGTTGAACGCGGTGGCGTCGTTCCCGTACAGCACGTGGTTGCTATCCGGCGCATACAGCGGGTTGTTGGCCCGGCCGGAATAGCCCAGCGGCAGCAGGAAGTTCGGGTTGATGCCGCGCGAGCCGGACAGGTAGATGAAGATCAGCTCGTCCTGCAGACGGGCCCACCAGTTCGACTGCTGGCGCTTCGCCTTCTCGCGCAGGTTGTGCAGCGTGCGCTTGCGGGTCATGCGACCGCCGGTGTTCACGCCGCAGCGAGCCTGATCGATGTAGATCTGGTCGGTGTAGAACTTCTGCGCTTCTTCCTTGCCTTCGAGCGTGTCCTCGCCCTCAACCGGCGCCATGCGGAGTTCCGCCAGCAGGTCGTAGGTGATCTGCTCACCGGCATCGGATTCCAGGTCCGTCAGGATCTGGATGGGGACCTCGGCCTCGGCGCCGCGCGCCATGAAGCGCTGGTTCCAATACGAGGTCTGCGAGGTGTCGAGCGCCAGCATGCCGCCGAATCGCTTGACGGCCTTCGGGTCGTTGACGCCAACGATGGTACGGGCCATGGAGATACTCCTTCAGGTTTGAAAGAGCACCTCCTGCGCTCGGGCTTGACGTTGCGGCTTGCTCAGCCGTGGCCGGATTGCGCCATCCTTGGCACGACATCAGCAAGGTCGCTATCGCGTCGCTTGCCGATCTTCAGCTCCACCGGCGCGGAGATGCGCAGCCGCGCCACGCGTCCGCTCTTGTGGACGAGATGAACCGTAGCACCGGCGATCTCCAGGGCCTCGCCGGGCTGCAGGTCCATCACGAGCGACGACTTGCGTTGGGTCATCAGGTCCCCTGCAGGTAGCGCGCGCGCTGGTCCGACGTCATGCGCATCAGCTTGGCCTCGAGCTTGTCGCCGTCCAGGGTGTCCAGATCGGCGAACTCGTCGGCGGTGTCGCCGGGACCATCGCTGCCGGGCACGTGCGCGAGCGTTGCCGGGGCGGACGCAACAGGCGGCGTGCGCGGGGCGGGTGCCGCGGCGGCCGGGGCCGGCGCCGGTGCGGCAACTGGTGCTGCGGCGGGCGCCGGAGCCGGAGCGGCGACGACACCGTGCAGCGCCTGGACGC